GGCGATTGCGACGTGCGCCTACATGCTGTGGCCCCCGTTGAAGCGTAGAACTCTTCGGCATATCCTTTCGAGCGGAGTCTGACTCCGGTGGTCGAGACGGATGCGAGTTCTTCGGCAGCGGGATCGTCGTGCCGCTTGCCTGATCGGTATTGTCGTCATCGCCAGGTGGCATCTTACTGGATAGGTCATCACCTCCAAACGAGTTGGGATCATCCTCGGAGTCCTGTTCGTCCTGATCTGCCGCCGCAATATCCTCGTCCGTAGGAGCAAGTGCATCTGTGGGGGCCGGAGTATCAAGTCCCAACGAAGGCAAAACCTGCGGACCCTCTGGTTGGCCTGCGGCATCGGTTGGTCCCTGAGTCTGCGCAATGGGTTGGAAGTCTTCCTTCAAATCATCAGGGATTGGTAGACCAGCGGCATTGAGGGCCAGGTAGGTTTCCTTGCGAGTTTCTTGAGCAGCTACCGCAAGTTCAATCTGTTCCTCCTTGACCTTCTCGACCTCTTCGTCTAGATCAATGTCTACATTGACCAAGCGAGTCTTCATCGAGATAGGTACACCAGATGCCCGCAATGCCTCCATGAACTGTTGGTTCGAATCCTCGTCCGCCAACGACATTGTTTTGAATGTGAGATCAGGAATCAGCAACTTGGGTTGCTCGACAATCCTTTCCTCACCAGTCTCTTCATTGACCTCTAGGATCTCTTCAAGAATCGGGTATTTGATGCCGTTGCGCTCTTCGTAGTCGTAGTGCTCCTGCGCCTCGGCCACGACCATGGCACGCTGCTTCCAGAAGCGCTGGACCTTGCGCTGGTACGTCGAGAGAAGCTGCGTCACGATGTCACGGTTGAGGGCGTCGGCAGCGTAGGTCTCACCCTGGCCAGCGCCGTTGAGCATGGTGCGGGACAGACCGAACACCTGAAGCTGGCGGTCGGTGAGGCGGTCGAAGTCCGGGCTGAAGTCCGGCATGGCCTCCTTGCCGAACACCTGCGAGATGTCGAGGGCGAAGTGGTGGATCAGGACTCGGAAGTCACCAGCGAGAGCGGCATCGAGGGAAGCCTCGAAGGCTTCGAGGTCACCCTGGTTCGGGACCCACGGCTGAGTGGTACCGAGGTCGGTGGCGGATGCACCGAGCTTGGCCACGATCATCGGCGTGTAGAGGCGCTCTGCGATGGCGTCCTGGGCAGCGTTGAGCATCTCTTCCTGAATGACGGCACGGAAACCACGCATGAGGATCGGGATGCCACGGGGGTGGAACGAGTCGGCCTTGAACTTTAGCTGCTTGAGGAGGACGCCGGAGACATCCATCTTCGACTCTTCCCGGCTGAAGTGCGCAAGCTCCGGGTACACTCGCATGAGAGCTTCGTACTCCCACTTCGGCTCACGCTCCAAGATGATCTTGCGGATGGTCTCGGGGAGCTTCATCTTGAAGCGAGGCTCCTTGAGGAACGGCGAGCGGATGACCTCAACGTCGTCCGGGTTGATGAGTTCGTCGGACTCCCACACGCCGAGCGTGTCGTTGAAAGTACCGAGCGGCCATGCCTCGCCAACGGTCCAGTATTCTCGGCCTACGTCAAGGAGGAACTCCTCGTAGTCCAACTGGTCGAAGAACAGGTCGCCGTAGAAGTCGTTGAGTTCGTCGTCCTTGCCGGTCATCTCCATACCGATGAGGGGGTACTTCGAGAAGATGTCGATGGCCGATGCGATGACCGGGTGCGTGATATAGAGCAGACGGCAGAAGGCTCGGATCTTCTCTAGCTCCTCGTCCTTCGCTACGTCGTAGGGGAGGTTGTTCTGGCGCCAGTAGAAGAGCGGGTCACGGGGGCGTGCGGTGGCGAAGGAGAACTGGCCCACTCCGCCCGTGCCGACGCCTCCGCTATAGCCCACTGCGTTCTTGGTGATGCGGCGGTTAGCACGCATCTCCGCTACGACATCCGAGTTGTCGACAGCACCTTGCTTACCCTTGGCGAGGGCAATCTTGGCGAGTTGGTTGTAGTCCTGATGACCCGTGGCGTCGGCTAGGGCGCCGAAGACCTCGGAGTCCTTCTGCACGTGACGTGGGCCGTCAGGGGTCCATAGCTCCGGCATTAGAACCTGCCGTGAAGCTGCTTGACCTCAGCGAGAGTCTCGTCCCTGTGCGGGCTGAACTTGATTGCTAGGTGAGACATGTACTCGTCCTCTGATAGCACGACACCCTCCTCGGTGATGTAGGCTGCGAGTGCAGATTTCTTCGGCGCCGGGGGCTTGTCGCTGTCGTCTTTCTTGGCGAACGGGTTGCCGCTGTCGTCTCCACCAGCGGCGTCGGCAGTGTCGTCGTCGTCCGTGGGGAGCTTCTCGGATAGTTGGTCGCCGCCGAAGGAACCGTCGTCGTCCTCTTCGCCGCCAGGGGCCTGGGCGGGCGCCGGGGTCGTGGGATCGTTGCCCGGCTGCTGGCCAGGCGTGTAGGGCTGGCCGTCGACCGTCTGCGGCATCATCGGGAACTGAGGCTGCACGAGGACCGTGAAGGTGCTGTGGCAGAAGTCGCAGTTGATCGAGGTGCCGGAGTTGATGACCTGGCCGGAGCCGCAGAACGGGCAGTGGAAGACGGTGATGCCATCCTGGTTGCCATGGGCCATGACGATGAGGCGACCACCAGCGTCGGGCGTCAGGTGAGCCTGCGCTCGGATCAACTGGCTCGTGCGACGGGTCTCGTACATGTTGTCGATGCGACCCTGCTCGACGCCATGGCCCTTGAGGGAGCGCATGAACTCATCGAACTCGACATCTGACATGTCCTTAACCGACTGGACGTACTCGTCGTTTACATCGGCGGAGCGGCTCAACGGCCTACCCTCTCGTCCATTACGGCATCCTTCGCATAGGAAGTCCCCGTCGTCGTTCTTCTTGCGAGGAACGAACGGCGACATCTTTCGATGGCACTGATCGCATGTCCTGGCCATGCTTAGACCTCGTTCAGAACTGCGAACTCACCGTGCAAGTCGAGAGCAGCATCGTTGTAAGCTCGGGCAGCGTCGATAGGGTCAGTGAAACACCCCAAGTTCTTCCTCTTGCCTGCGAAGTTGACGTAGGCTTGCCAAGACCCAATATCCTTACGCCAAGAGACCCCGGTGAAACCAGAAGTGCTATTGCGCTGAAGTCCTCTGTTGCACTGATTCTGCGAGTGAGTAGCAAGGCGCAGATTGCTACGTCGGTTGTCTAGTCCGTTGCCATCTCGATGGTCTACTTCAAGATCTCCGGCATCCATGACCATCTGGTGCATTCCGACTGAGCGCCTGCCAATGTCGGTCTTGGCGTAGTGGGTCTTACCGCCCTTGCGATGGGCCTGCCACTTGAACTGAGACAGATGAGCGAAGTCCTCGTCGTCAACTAGGGCTACCATGCCCTTGGTTAGCTGGATCTCTCTCATGGTTACTTTCCGGTTCCGAAGGCGTCACGCAGTAGGGTCGAGGTGGCTAGGGCTACAAGTTCGTGTGCTTCTCCGGCACTAAGCTGCGCCAAGATAGGGCGGAAGCTTGCGTCTGTGCGGATCTGGTCTCGGATCATCTCTACTGCCTCGACAGCCAGCGGTTCGAAGAACGCCAAGTGGCCGTCATGGTTCAAGGCGTTCAGAAGACCTGTCGTCCCCTCCCGCTCGTAGACATCTCGCACTGCGATGGTTACGAGAGGCCCGTCGAGGGCATCGTCGCCACCACGGGAGCGAATGCTCACGAGATCGAGGTTGGATTCGAGTGTTATCTGTCCCTTAGATGGTCCTGAGGACCATTGCACATGGCTGCCGGTGCCAGCGGCTTGAATGACTCGACCTCGGTTGTCGACATCGAGAGCGTCATTCGGTTCCCCGATATACGCTACGGTCTCTCCCTCGGGGATGCGGGTCGTCATTACGAGGCCAGCGACGGGAACTTGGCGAGAGTCCGTTCGGCCAGTCGGCGGGCGGCTTGCACGTTCATGCCCGGATTGCTATCGAGGATCTTCTCGACCATGGCGGTGACTGCCTCGATCTCACCGGCCTGCTGGTCCGCTACGTTGCGCTGGTTGGGG